ACGAATCTACATTAGCAGATCAATTCGGAGATGTATTAACAATTCGTACTAACAATACTAGAATTCAAAAAATTCTTTACAATTTATTTTATGATATCTTAAACATAGAATTTAATTTATGGTCATGGATTCGTCAAATGACTAAATACGGCGATTTGTTTTTAAAACTAGATATTGCAGAAGGAATTGGTATTCTTAATGCACGTCCATATTCTAGTTATGAAATGGAACGTTGGGAAGAATACAACGAAGCTACCGGCGAATACGAAATTAAATTCAAAAACATAGCATCTGAACAATTAACGTATGATGTATATGAAATTGCACATTTCCGTATGTTATCCGATTCTAACTTTTTACCATATGGTAGATCCATGTTGGAAGGAGCACGTAAAGAATTTCAAAAATTAATGATGATGGAAGATGCGATGCTAATACATCGTATAATGAGAGCTCCAGAAAAACGTATTTTTAAAATTGATATTGGTAATATTCCGCCAAATGAAGTTGATAGCTTCATGGAAACCATCATCAATAAAATGAAAAAAATTCCACATATCGACCCGAACACCGGTAATTACAATTTGAAGTTTAATCTTAATAACATGTTAGAAGATTATTACTTGCCAGTAAGAGGGGGACAATCATCTACTACCATAGATACACTTCCTGGTATGACTTTTACTGGAATGGAAGATATTGAATACATCAAACATAAAATGATGGCTGCACTTAAAATACCTAAACCATTTTTAGGTTACGATGAAGGTGTAGAAGGAAAAACTACGTTAGCATCAATGGATATTCGTTTTGCAAGAACCATTGAACGTATTCAAAAAATTGTAGTGTCTGAATTAGCAAAAATAGCAATAGTGCATTTGTATTCGCAAGGATTTGAAGGCGAAGATTTAGTTGGATTTGAACTAGAATTAACAGCTCCATCTATAATTTACGATCAACAAAAAGTAGCATTAATGAATGAAAAAATTCAGTTAGCAAATGCTATGAAAGACAGTAAATTAGTATCAGATAAATACATATATGAATACATATTCAATATGGCTGAAGATCAATGGTTGCAAGAAAGAAGCAATGTTATTGAAGATCTTAAATTAAGATTCCGACAAAATCAAATCGAACAAGAAGGAAATGATCCAGCTGTAACGGGAGTATCATATGGTACGCCACACGATTTAGCAACCGTTCATATGTCAAGCAAAGAAGTAGAAGAAAAAGATAAAGGCGGCCGTCCACCAGAAGGAATTAAATCAGGACAACATCAAAATGCATTTGGTTGGGATCCTACCGGAAGAAAAGAATTAAAACAAGCATTTGACCCAGAAAATCAAAAAACTACATTTACTCCAGATCCGAGATTTAAAAGTAGACAGACAACCGTAGCTACGGAAAGTATATTAAAGAAAATGAAAACTAAATATGGTATTATTGCAGAAACGTATAATGCAAATGCAAATATAGATCCGGATTCGGGTACCATGTTGGACGAAAACAATATTTTATAAAATTAAACATATTTATTTAAAATTAAGGCAAACCCAACTATGAAGAAACTAAAACATTCAAAATACAAAAACACCGGTATTTTATTTGAAATGTTAGTTAGGAAATTAACTTCAGAAACGTTGTCATCTAATAAATCTGATACTATCGATATTATTAAAAATCATTTCGGACGTAATACTGAATTATCTAAAGAATTGCAATTATACAATTCATTGCTAAAAGAACAATTTCGAAGTGAAGCACAAGCATTAGATTACATAAGAACCGTTAAAGCTGCGCATTCTAAATTGAATCAAAGCGCACTAAAACGTCAACGATACAATCTAGTTAAAGAAATTTCTGAAAAATTTGTTTTTGAAAATATGTCTAAAATGCATATATCTAATTACAAAGTTTTAGCTTCAATCAACATGTTGTTTGAATTTGATGAAACGGATAATCCAAAACAAATCATGGAATGTAAAAACGTTATCATTGATAATGGAATAATTACGGAACGTGTTGCGCCACAAAAAGATCCTATCATCGAAAAATTTGAAAGTCAACCTAAAGAAATTCGTTTGTTAACGTATAAATTGTTAGTTGATAAATTCAATGAAAAATATTCTGGATTAGATGAATCTCAGAAAAAACTATTAAATAAATACGTAACCAACGTTAATGATACTGCTACATTGAAAGATTATGTAAGAACCATAATACCAGCTATCAAAAAACAATTAGCAGAATCAGCAAAAACTGTAGATGATAAAGTAGTAAAAATCAAAGTACAAAAATTATCAGAAATGCTTTGCAATGTAGAAAATTTGAAAACTATCAAAGAATCTCACATATTATCTTTACTACGTTATTTTGATTTAATTAAAGAACTCAAGGAAATTCGATGAGATCGTTTCTTAAAGAAATAGAACAAAAGTTCATAGAACTAGAATCCGATTTATCTGATCGCGATTATGATGGCGATGGCGAATTAGAATCTCCCGAAACGGAATATAAAGGTTCTAAAGATCGTGCTATAAAAAACGCAATGGATGACGACGATGATCTTGAAGAACAAAATGTAACAGGTGCTATTGCTGGTTATAATACGCCAGCTGCATTTGCTAAACCAGGAAAATGGCAAGGTAAAAAAGCTAAATATGAATCTGTAAATACCCCTCCAACGTTTCGTTACGATGAAGAACAATATCAACATCCGGAATCGGAAGAAGAAGAATACGTAGATAAATTTCCATTTTCATTAGATGACGCAGATTGGCAACATAAAAATTACAAATATCCATCTGTAGATTTATCTAGTAGTCCAGGAACTGTTACTAAAAAACATCGTACTTTAAAAGTAGGAAATACCCATAAACTTAAAGTAGAAGATGTTATAGAAACAAAATACGAGCAACTTATAGAAGGATATCGCGATTTTAAATCCGGAGACGTTAAACCATCTATTAAAGTTAAAGAAAGCATACGAGAAATTGCAAAAAAACTTCGAGAAATAGAAACAATAGTAAATTATAGTACTAAATATAAAAGCGAATCTGGAGTTACGTCGTCTGCATATGGACCAAGCACAACGAAAGCATTAACGGAAATATCAAACAGATTAATCAAAATATCAGAAAGAATAAGATCATTAGGGGAATAATATGTCAAAACAACTTATAGTAGAATATATGCCATTTAGGCCAGTTGGTTCTTTAACGGAATCAAATGGTGCTGCATATGGGATACCGGGTGGTTTTGTTGTGCAAGGAGTTTTACAAAGAGCAGGGGCTAAAAACCAAAACGGAAGAATATATCCTAGAAATATTTTACAACGAGAATGTCAACGCTATCAAAAAGAATACATTGATCAACATAGAGCATTAGGAGAATTGGATCATCCAGAATCTTCCATAGTTAACTTGAACAACGTGTCGCACAATGTTTTAAAAATATGGTGGAACGGGGATGATTTACACGGAGCAGTACAAGTATTAGATACTCCATCTGGAAAGATTCTTAAAGAATTATTTCGTGCAGGAATTACATTAGGTATTTCTTCGCGAGGTTTAGGTTCTGTTAAAGAATTACGCAATGAGAGTGCAGTAGAAGTACAAGAAGATTTTGAATTGATATGTTGGGACTTCGTATCCAATCCTTCAACACACGGCGCCTTTATGCGTCCTACGCACATGCACGAATCGGTAAACAAAACAAATATAAAAACAGATAAATACGCAAGAGTACATGACATCATAACATCAATACTTTGCGAAGACGGAAAATGTAGGATATAATATGTTCACACCAAAAAACTTGAATCGAATTATTTCATTGCTAAATGAGAATGAAAAACAAACTGTATATGGAGATCAACCAGCTCCGTTAACATATGAAGATAAAAAATATTTTGCAGAGTCTTTAAAAACATATTCGCAAATGGGCGAAGTTATGTATGGTCGAGAAAAATTGCAAGAAATGGTTGAAAGAATTACCAAAATGGTTGAAACTGCAACTAGAATGATATCCGAATCAGATGACGACGTAGTAGAAAAAGTTAGTGCAAATCGTCATATGAAAAATTTAAGTTCTAGTCTAACTGATCTTCAAAAGTCTGCAAATGAAATCATGATACATGAACGTAGATTGGCAGCTGCATATGAAGATATTGCAGAAGGATTGAAAAAATATTACGACGTAGATTAATTTGGATATCATACAAAATTTAATTATATTTAAGGTATAATAATGAATAAAATAAAAAAATTGTATCGAGATTTTTTCGGATTACGAGAACAAAATGAAAAATCACAATCGATGTTTCATGTATCAGATACCGACGTTTCGAATATGCAAAAAATGGCAGCAGCTGCAAAACAACTAAAACAATCGTTAGGTGAAGAAGAATTAGATGAAGCACAACTTTTAAATCGCATCATTGATTATCGCGGCGGAGTTGAATACGTACTAAGAGATCCTGCAGAAGCTAAATCGGTTGCACAAGAAATATCAGAATGGGCAACTAAAAAAGGATTTACTATTATCAAACAAACTAAATCTGCGTCTGGCAAAGTAGGATATTTTTATTTTAGACTAGGTCAAGATCCTGCACGAGAATCACAACGCATACAAGGTTACATATCACAAAAACCAGAAATTAAACATTTTAGATTCAAAGTCCGAAATGAACAACCAGTTGCAAAAACAAGACCCGAAATATAAATTAATAATGTATGAGTAAAAAACAAAAACAACATCAAATGATTGTTCCAGGAAATGCTTCGGCAGTAAATGTAGTAGGAACCGCAAGAGAAGATTTAGCTTACGCACTTAAAACTTGGAAAAGAAAAATTAAACAATCCGGAGTTTTAGAACACACAAAAAACAACAAAGAATTTGAAAAGCCAAGTGTTACTAACAGAAAACAAAGACAACGTGCTTATTACATTCAACAAATAAAAGATTCTAATTTTAAATAAATCTTTTAAAAAATACAATTAATTTAAGCCTCAACAAAAAAGTTGGGGCTTTTTTACTGGTTTTTCATACAGGTACATATATATTAAAGAATACGCTATTTTTTCTTTCATATAGCGTCTATGTAATTAAAACTATCTATTAAGATTTCAAATAATCTTACTTCCAAACAAAAAAAAAATTTTAGGAGAAAACAGTATGGCAAAATCAGATTTGCTAAAACAAGCAATTGCTGACGCAAATACAGTTAGAGAAACTGCATTAGCAAACGCAAAAATTGCCTTGCAAGAAGCTTTCGCTCCTCGTATTCAACGCGTATTAGCTACAAGCTTAAGCGAACAACTTGAAGACGAAGAAGAAATGGATGCAATGGCAGAACCAGTATCACCGGAAGCTGGAGCAGAAGAAATGGGTGACGAAGCAATGGGAGATTTTCCAGATTCAGTTAACGTTGGATTAGATTTCGATGATGACGGTGAGTATGACTTAACAGGTATGGTAGGCGGTGCCGAAGAAGAAGAAATGCCAGCAGCCGGAGAAGAAATGCCAGCAAATCCAGACGCGGAATATGACGAAGCGGGAGCAGAAGAATTGGATTTAGAATCAATCATTCGTGAATTAGAAGGCGATTTAGATAACGCTGCAATGCAAGAAGAAGACGATATGATGATGCCAGAAGGCGACATGTACGGACACGAAGAAGACATGATGGAAGAAGATATTGATTCTATCATCGAAGCAATTCTACGTGAAGAAGATATGGATATCGAAGGCGATGTGCCTGCGGGAACTGATGGCGAAGTTGAAGATTTAAAAATGGAAATGGAAGAAAAAGAAGAAGAACTTCGAGAAGCTTACCGCACCGTTAAAAAATTGACAAGCATCATCAACGAAGTTAATCTTCTTAACGCAAAACTTCTTTACACAAACAAATTGTTCCGCAATTTTGAATTGTCTGAAAATCAAAAAATGAAAGTAATTGAAAATTTTGACAGAGCAGGTAATACAAGAGAAGTAAAATTAGTATTTACAACATTAGCCGAATCTTTCAAAAAACCAACTACAAAGAAACGTGTTGTTAAAGAGTCTTATGCATCTAAACCAGTTGCAACAACGGCTCCTAGCCCAAGAACAATTTCAACACAAGTTTTGTCAGAAGGTTTCGAAATGGCTGAAAGATGGAAAAAATTAGCAGGATTGCTATAACATTAAAAAAAAACAAAGGAAAAAACGATGAGTATTTCAAATTTATTACAAACAAACGACTTCGTTCAAAGAAATGCTGCTAAAGCATTGACTTCGAAGTGGGAAAGAACCGGACTATTAGAAGGTCTTAAAGGCGAAACCGAAAAAGCGGGTATGTCTCAGTTGCTTGAAAACCAAGCACGTCAATTAGTAAAAGAAGCTTCAGCTACTGGTGTAGCAGCTGGATCTGAAGAATGGGCAGGTGTAGCACTTCCATTGGTAAGAAGAATTTTTGCTGAATTTGCAGCTAAAGAATTCGTTTCTGTACAGCCAATGAATTTGCCATCAGGACTTATTTTCTATTTAGATTTCAAATATGGTACAGCTCAACCAGGATTTGATAATGATAACTTAAACAGAACAGGTGATCCATTTAGTTCTCCAAATGCAGATGACTCTATGTTTGGTGTTACTACTACAACTGGTGATCCATCAGGTGGTCTTTACGGTGCAGGTCGTTTCGGATATTCAATCAATGAGACATCGTCTATAGTAGCTGCTACAACTGGTTCAACTCCAACTGCAGCTCAAGTTAATGGAGATTCTGCATATTCTGGTTCAACTCAATTTGTAATGTTAACTGCAAATTTACCAACTAATGCAGATTTGTATGCAGTACGTTCATTTACGTTTAACGCAGGTGCAACTGAAGTTAAACCAGTTCAAGCATTTTCAACAATTACTTCTACATATACTGGATCGTTTGTATTTACTGGATCTTTGTTAGCTACTATTAATGCATCAATCATTGCGGGTACATTCAAAGCTAACTATAGCAAGCAACCTACAGATATTACAAGAGGTGATTTTGAAGATACCAATCCGTTCAAAGGAACTGCTTATAACAGTGGTGGTATTAATTCTGGAGTTGATATTGATATCCCAGAAATTAATCTTGAAATGCAATCAGAGCCAATCGTTGCTAAGACTCGTAAGTTGAAAGCTGTTTGGACTCCTGAATTTGCGCAAGATCTTAACGCTTACCACTCAATTGATGCTGAAGCTGAATTGACTTCAATGCTTTCTGAGTACGTATCAATGGAAATCGATTTAGAAATCCTTGATATGTTAATTTCAGCAGCGCCAACAACTGAATATTGGTCAGCAAGAAATAACACAATTTGGAATGGTACTGCATTTGAACAAGTAGCAGCTGGTTCTGTATCAACATCTGGTTTAGGTGATGGATTCTACAATACTCAAGGAGGATGGTTCCAAACACTTGGTACTAAACTTCAAAAAGTAAGTAACAAGATTCACCAAAAAACTTTGAGAGGTGGTGCTAACTTCCTTGTAACATCTCCTGCAGTTGCAACTATCCTTGAGTCTATCCCAGGATTTGCTGCTGATACAGATGGAACTAAAATGGAATTTGCAGCTGGTGTTCAAAAAATTGGTGCAATCAATAACAGATATACAGTTTACAAAAATCCATACATGTTAGAGAATGTAATCCTTATGGGATTCCGTGGTACTCAGTTCCTTGAAACAGGTGCTGTATTTAGTCCATATATTCCATTAATTATGACTCCGCTTGTATACGATCCAGTTAACTTCACTCCACGTAAAGGTGTTATGACACGTTACGCGAAGAAAGTAGTTCGTCCAGAATTCTACGGAAAAGTATACGTTCACGGATTAAACACTCTTTAATAGTTAATTGATTATTCATTAACCGTTTAACGATTTAAA